AGATAGTCTGATTTAACTTAGCCCCTCTGCCTATAATTAATTCTACCAATATTGACTCAGAAATCGTAGCACTATCTGTAAAGGTAGGCCCAAAGCTTAACACGGGTGAGTCAGCAACAGAAAAACTATCTGTTGTTGTTCCCTGGCTAAAATTAATAGCTGGGGAATCCACCAATGAAAAGGAATCTGCGAGACTGTCTATCCAATCCATATAATATGAAAAAGATTCTGACATCGTTACAACATTGTTCTTGTTGATGCCTATATCAGTTCGCAAATCATCTGACGCACTTGCTGTGTCATCAAGTGCATAAGAATCCGTAAAGGTTCGTGCAAAGGTAGTAACCTTTGAAAAAGAATCAGACATCGTTGTTGAGTCTGATCTACTTAAACCAAATAACTGTGCAAAGCTTTCTGAGATACTGGCTGTATCTGAGCTTACTTTACTTAAATCAAAAACCTTACTCTCTCCCAGGGTCGGGGTTTCGTTAATATTTTTTCCAACTGCCAGGGTTTCACTGTCCGTATAACTAAGGGAATCTGTCAAGGCCCGGTTGTAAGTTATTTCCTTGGCAAAGCTTTCCGAGATACTAAGTGTATCAGCAGCTCCTTTGCTTACCGCCCAGGCTGTTATTTCGGTTAATTGGAAAGAGTCTGTCTTCCCTAGGTTGGGGTGTAGGGCTGTTGCATCAGCAAAAGCAAAACTGTCTTCCAGCCATCTGTGCGGGGAGTCTGGATCAGCAAACGCCTCCATATAGAGATTCGTGTGGCTAACCAGGGTGTATAAAAGTACAGTAGAGGTGTCTAATTTTAAATTAACATTGCTTAGATCAAAATGTAGCTCTTGAAAATCAAGACTGGTTATTTTGATCTTAGAATTATCTTGAGTAAAGTCTAGAGCCATGAAACATTAGAAGTCATCTCTTACCTTAATCTTTATCAACTCAACTACGGTTTGAGATTTAGATGATGAATTGGTGTAAGAAACTTCTCCCTCAAATGTTCCAGAAGAGGCTAGTGTGGAGGCTCCTAGATTAAAAGATACCTCACCATTTGTGGCATCCGTTAATGCCCCGGTTAGGGTGTCCGTCAAAGCGGTTGCCCCAATTTCACGAATTTTTAAATAAACATCTGCTCCGGTTAAATTAATAGGTTTAAAGGTAGTGCTATCTTCAGGATCTAATGTTTGTCCTGTCGCTGCTTCACTAGAATCTTTTAAAGTAACCTGTATAACTGGCAGGGTATCCCCTTGTACCAATTCCATTGTTGTTGAATAAGCCATTATGCAAACTCCTGGTATCTTACTGTAAATGCGGCTCCAACATTGCCGTACTTAGTTTTTCTCACGGCAATGGCCTCGCCTTTATCATACAACTGTTTATTAAGGTTTGCTGACTCTATATCACTCCAGGGTGAGTTTTTCATCATCTGTAAACGATACAGGGCACCGTGCACTAAAGTCTCTGTGTATTCATTAGCAATGATACTTGGAATGGTGGTTGAGGTGATGGTTGGTTTTAAACTATATAAAACATAAACCTTCTCTGCTTGGTCCGGGGTAGGAGCAAACAATATTGTGTCCTGGTCTTTTTGTGTGTAATACCTGGCCGTACCTCTACCATAAAAACTGTAAATAGAAACGCCTCCAATTTGAGATTTTGGTTCAAGGCGGGTATAGGTTTTTTCAGAAACGATAGGAACATCAGATCCTGCGTTATCCCTAAAAATATCTATGAGATGATTCATCTCGGTTCCTGTGGGAATGGTTAGGTCAGTTACATCATATTCGTTGATGTTTTTAGCAAGCTGAAGAGCTTCCAGGTCTTGCATATAAATATCTGTATTGATACAGAAGTCTATCAGGGAGTTTCGGAGCTCCTCAATAGCAATAAAGTCTGGACAACTTGGGGCTTCTCTTTTTACTTTTGGGACTAAGGTTTCTATCTTTTTGGTGGCCATTAGTCATTACTGTGCTGGGGTGCTTGGTATCGGGGAGCTCCCTTGATCCACCTGAGCTTTGATTCCTAATGAATTTTGAAAAGATTGGTGATGGAGTCCTGCTCGGTTCATGTCTCCGGCATATTCCGTATCTTTTAAATAAGCCCGGTAAAGCATGTAATCTAAAATCGCATTGGCATAAATATCATCCAAAGTAATTGTCGTGGTGGTTGAGCTAAAATTTGCTATCGTGATGTTTGATGGTGATGAGCTATAAACAATCATAGCTGTATGTCCACCACCGGATGGGGTCGGATACACATAAAATGTTTTGGGGTCTAGTACATCATAAACATAATGCTGAACTGTTGTGCCTGTAGAGGCATGCCAATCTGAAACCTGATCATCTAAAACTTTTCTGTCAATGTTTGTTATTGGTCCTGAGTTGGGGGAGTTGTTCTTATAAACATCTATTAATCTTAGTGCTGCCGAGGGCAGGGTTTGTTTTGATGTTTGGGCAAGAGTGAAAGATTCGTTGACCGGGTTTGCGTCTGGCCTGAATAAAACAATCTCTCTTTGAGCATCATTTAAGTGATCTAAAAGTTCTTGCTGTCCCCAACGGACATTGGTCGTATCCTGAAGGATAGACTCAGCCCTATCAATTAAATCTATTACTTTTACTGTTGCCATTTTATTTTAACCCCAACGATTTTTTTTCTTCTTTTGATAAAGAAGATGATTCATAAATGAATGTCCAAAATTCTTCGTGTTTACTTGGTGTCCAGGGAAATACAGATCCATTAGCTCCCTTAACTGCAATCGGATCGCCTCTACCATTAGAGACATCTGGTTCTTCTTCAGTTTCAGTTGCAGCTTCGAGTTCTGCTACCTGAGCTTCTAGTTCTGCCAGTTTATTCTTTTTATTTAGTTCAACACCAAATGTTTTTTTAGCGTGTGCTACGAGTTCATCTTTAGTCATTCTTCTTCCTTTTTTTTCTTGTGAGACTTTTTCGGTATCACTTTGTCTAAGGTACCATAAACATAGGCTTTCAATCTAGAGCCACTTAACCCCTTTTTTCTTCCTTGAGAGAGTAGCCTGTTCTCAAGCTTCTCCCTTTTAGATTCTTTGGGCATAAGCAAAGCAGCTATATAAAAATCAAGAGGACCACAAGTCGAGCCTCACGGCCCTCTCAATTAGCTTTTATAGCATTTTGACATATCCAATTGCACTTGGAACAACTGTCTTATAACCATAGACTGCCAATCCTCTAACGCCATCACCGAATGAAGACTCAAGTCTCACGGTTTCTGTGTTAGTAAATTGGGAAGCATAAGCTAAAGCTTTCGGGTGTCCATAGATACCATAAGTGATGGATCCTGCGGTATAGAGGTTATTACTAACATATACTTTAAATCTATCAACCATGCCTATGAAACCGTTTCTTAATGGTGATGTACTATCACCAGTTAAGTAAGCTTGCCTTAATTCAGACTGTTTCAACAAAGCCCCCTCTGTAGGGGAAACAATGAAAAATCTGCCGTCTTCAGGAATATTACTAACATCAAGGTTTTTCCCTGCGTCAATAATTGTTCCTAGAATATTAGCACTAGTCATTGCTGTTTCACCATTGTTTAAAACTGACTGTCCAAAATCGCCTAGAGCATTTTCAAATACATCAGCTTCGATAGCGATTTTCATGTTGTTAGCTGCATCTTCTGCGGCTGCACTCATGTAATCAATATCGGCTTGTCTTTTTAAAATGTCATCAACTTTGAAAGCATAGCTTTTGGCTTTATTTATGTTCAACTCTACGGTAGACGAAGTTACATCAGCATAAGTTAAAGAGCCAGTGTAATCCGCTACGGTTACAGCTGGTACTGTCCTTATATTGACTTTATCGCCTTGCCCTGAGATTTCTCCTTCGTAGTCATTGTTAGTGACCTCGGCCAATACAGTTTGTTTATAAAACTTGGCTTGAAGTTTTTTAGAAAAAATTTCAGGTATAAAGTGTTGTTCACCAGCTGCAAATGAAAAACTGCCACTGCTGGATGAAATTGCCATTATCTACTCCTAGATAAAAGGTTAACATTAATGTAAAAAGTTTATCTA